CCACCTACGGTTCACTGCTTCTGCAGATGAGCAAGCAGGGCTTCATCACCAAGCTCGCTAACGAGCTGATCACCGATGCAGGCTTCGACATCGAGGCAAACATCGCTGAGCAGGCTGGTAACGCTATTGGTACTCGCGCTAACGCTGTCATCCACGCTGCAGTTACTGCTGTTGCAGGATCCGGTGTTACCGCTGGAACCACTAACGCAATCACCACTGACGAATTGATAGATTTGCAATTCGCTGTGGATGGGCAGGCCAGAATGTTGCCAGGTGCTGGCTACATGGTGAACACCTCTACTCTGGGTGCAATCCGTAAGCTGAAGGATGGTAACGGCGTTTACATCCTTGACCCTGTTGTTGGAGGACCTTCCACCATCCTGGGCATGCCTGTCTACGAAAACCCTGCAGTGGCTTCCATTGCAACTGGTGAGAAAGCTGTGTTCTTCGGACACTGGCCTTCTGTCAAGGTGAGCACCACTGGACTGCAGGTTGCGGTTTCGCAGGATGCCTACTTTGCAAACGACATCACCGGCTACCGCTTCACCTACCGCCTCGGCGCTGGTGTTGCTAACGGTGCATCGCACATCAAGTACCTGGAGCTTGCATAAGCATCTAGCTACTAAGCAGAAACCCCTGCCATTCCTCGCGAGTGGTGGGGGTTTCCGCTATTGTGTGGGGTATGGCTTTGGAGAAACTCAAAGGGGTTGTGTCCCTAGTAAGTAATAGTCCTGGTTTGGCTACAGGGTATGGTGTGCAGGCTGGTCTCCTGGTGGAGAAGATGAAACAGCATGGATTGGATGTGGCGGTGCTGTCTAACTATGGCACTGAGGGTTACATTGGTAAGCATCGCACTAAGTATGGTGATGTGCCGGTCTACCCTAAAGGGCTGAAACCTTACAGTGATGATGTCATCAATCTGTGGCATGAGACTCACAGGGAGAACAATTTAGACCTGCCTCACTTCCTGCTCACTCTTTACGATGTGTGGGTGTATAAGGACTTGGAGACTGAGACACCTATTGTGTCCTGGGTTCCTCTTGATCATGTGACGATGCCTCCTATGGTGAAGCAGTTTCTGAAGCGTGACAATGTGACACCTGTGGCTATGGCTCCTCATGGTCAGAGGCAGTTAGCGAGTGCAGGGTTTGATGCACCTTATGCGCCTCACATGGTGGACACTAATGTTTTCAAGCCCACACCTAAGTTTCGAGGGATTCCCACCAGGGAGTTCATGGGTATCCCTGATGATGTGTTCCTAGTGACTGCTGTCCTGGCAAACAAAGCCAATAGCATTGTCCACCGCAAAGGTTATGCAGAGCTTTTTCTTGCGTTTGGGATTCACCTCAAATCACACCCTGACTCACACCTCTATATCCACGCTGACACCCTGCCTGTTGTGGGTGGCTTCCATCTGGTGCATCTCATGCAGTCCTGTGGTGTCCCTGCCAAGAATGTGACTTTCGCTAACAGGGATGAGCTGAGGGTGGGTTACACAGATGCTGAGCTTGCTGCTATCTACACAGCCTCTGATGTGGTGTGGATGGCAACTTATGGGGAAGGGTTTGGTGTCCCCATCATCGAGGCTCAAGCGTGTGGCACTAAGGTCATCGGATCTGATTGGGCTGCGACTGCTGACCTGGTTGCTGAGGATGGCATAAAGGTTTCCGGCCAACCATTTTGGGATGAGCCCCAAAAAAGCTTCTATCAAATCCCTATTCTCGCTGACCTCGTAAGAGCCCTTGAGGAGGCGTACAACGCCGATAGAGGGACTTCTAGCGTGGCTAGGTCATTTGCCCTGCAGTTCGATACTGAGACTGTCTGGAGCGATTATTGGCTACCGTTCCTCAAAGATTATCTGGCATAAAAAAACCCCCACCTGGAGTGAGGGTTTCTTTATCTGAGCTCTAGGCAAATGTTGCCCTAAGCCCATCAAGGTCCTTAGCGAAAGAACCAAACCAGTCAGGCACTGGCTTGTAGCAAGCCTTGCACCCAACATAGTCTGCAATGCCAGAGGCAGCTGCCTCACAGCACTGGGTCAAAGGGTAGACACCAGGGAAGATGTCACTGTCATCAATCTCGACAGTCACAACACCGTGATCTGGGTGAATGATGGTGGTGCGAAGTAGCAAGTCCATGATGGACTCCTTTCTGCTGGAAGGTCCAGCACTGGGGGTTGTGGGGTAACTCATACTTAGAGTGTATACCGGTATACAGAGAAAGTGCAAGCCCAAACACAAACTTTTTCAAAACTTTTTTTCATCACAAACCAGGCACACCTGGCGCGGTAAACTAGAGGCTGGAGGTTTCTAGTGGCGATTACAGATGGGTACGCGACTCTTTCCGATGTGAAAGCAGCGCTCAGGATTACAGACAATGTGGATGACAGCCTGCTTGAGATAAGCATTGAGGCTGCCTCACGCGAGATTGACGGCTGGTGCGAGCGTGTGTTCACCAGCTCGACAGCCACACGCATTTACAGGCCCACAGATGTTTTCAGTGTAGATGTGGATGACCTGCAATCCATCACTACTCTCAAGACAGACTCTGATGGTGACGGTGTGTTCGATGTGACCTGGGAGACAACTGACTACCAGCTCAACCCTCTCAACGGTATCGCTGGTGGTATCAGCACCCCTTACACACAGGTACGCGCTACTGGTGAGTATCTGTTCCCCATTTACGAACCACGCAATGTGAACGCTAATGAGGCATCCATTCAGATCAATGGTGTGTGGGGCTGGGCTTCTATCCCTACAGCAGTGAAGCAGGCGTGCATCATTCTTTCGATGAGACAGTTCAAGCGTTACGACAGTCCTACTGGTGTGATGGGCTTTGGAGATTTGGGTGTGATGCGTGTGGGTCGCGTGGATCCTGATGTTGAGAAGCTCCTCATGCCCTTCAGGAAAATGGCGTTCGCGTGAGCATCTCAGATATTAGGGATGGGATTGCAACTAACCTTGCAACGATTAGTGGGCTGAGGACTAGCGCTGAGCTCCCTGACAACCCTTCCCCACCTATCGCTGTCGTACAGCTAAACAATGTGCAATACGATCAGGCGTTCCAGGGTGGGATGGTTATTTATACTTTCACTATTACTGTGATTGTGGGGCGCGTTTCTGAGCGCACTGCACAAACCAGGTTGAACGCTTACGCCTCCACAGGTGCTGGTGGCGTGAAGGCTGCATTGCAGTCAGATAAGACTCTTAGTGGTAGCGCATACGATGTCAGACTCCAGGAGATGACTAACATTGGTGCGATAACATTAGGAGAGCAACAATACTTGGCAGCTGAGTTTTCTGCCATCGTTTACGCGGATTAGGAGAAACTGTGAAGTTCGCAGCTACTGATTTTGACATCAGCATTGCAGGTACAGATTTCAGCGACAGCATCGCTGCGGTCACCCTCGATGTTTCTAGGGAACAGCTTGAGATTACAGCGTTTGGTGACTCAGCACGCCGATACATTGGCGGTCTGCAGGACTCCAGCGTGACGATCTCTCTGCACCAGGATTTCGCCTCAGGCAGTGTGGACAGCACAATCTGGAGCAACCTTGGTGGCACTGTTGCCATCGTGCTGAAGCCCACTAGCAGTGCAGTATCAGCCACTAACCCTTCCTACAGCTTCAACGCGCTGGTTGTGCAGAGCACGCCTTTCGCAAGCAATGTGGGAGACCTGGCAACTATGGATGTTACCTGGCCTGTGGATGGTGCAATCACACGCGGTACTGCCTAAATTAGGGTAGTATCTGGAGCATGAACTTTACGCTCCTAATCACTTTCCTTGACGGTACTTCCAAAGAGGTCACTGGTATTGCTGCTGACCTTGTGGCTTTCGAGGCAGAATACGATCTGTCTGTGTCACGCCTCAACCAGGACATGAAAATCACACACCTGTTGTGGCTTGGCTGGCATGTGCTGAAGCGCACTGGGGAAACCAAAGATGCGTTCCCTAAGTGGGTTGAGTCTGTGGAAGGCGTTGAGGCAGGCTCCCCAAAATAATCAAGGGGCTGGGGGATTCCTCAGCTCACTGGATGATTGCACAGATTGCTGTGGAGACTGGTATCAGCCCACAGGATCTTGCTGACTTGCACCCTCGCATGTTGTTCACTATTCAGAGGGTGCTGGAGGCTAAGGCTAAAGCAGCTCAGAGACCGCGTAAGCGTAGGCGATAGAATAGAAGGCAGGATTGGAGTCTGCTTTGCTTTCTACTCAGATGCGCGTTGAGGGTGTCGCTGATGTGACTAAAGAGCTCAGAAATCTTGACAGGAAAGCTCTGAATAAGTTGAGAGCTGAGATGCGTGGGAGCATCAATCCTATAGCTAAGGCTATTGCTGGGGATGTCCCTGAGCAGGCTCCTCTGTCTGGGATGAACCATAACGGTGTGACTCGATGGACTGGGACTGTGCGTTCCTCTGTGTCGTTTACTCCTGGGCGCGCTCGCGGTGGCGCTAGTCGCTTACTTGCAATGAAGTTCACTGGGGGGACTCGCGCTGGTGGCGGTATTGGTTTTGATTACGCTGAGCTTGCAGGATCCTCTAAGAGGCCAGGAGCTCGATTCTCGAAAGTCTATGAGCGTGGTGGATACCCTGGTCTGCAACACAGAATAAATGGTCAGGGGCAGGCTTTCAATAAAGGCATTAGGGCGTATAAGCCAATCAGGGGGCGCGGTGGATACTTTGCCTACGATTCAGCAGTGAAGCGTTACCCTCAGATTGAGGGTATTGGTGAGAGAGCAATCAAGAAGTTTATGACAGATGCGAGCAGAGAACTAGCAATGCGTAAGGCAGGATTCTAATGGCTATCTTTATCCCACTGGTAACAAAGTTTGACCCTAAGGGTTTGAACAATGCCACTCGCGCTCTTGCTAACTTCCAGAACTTTGCAGTGGATGTGGGCAGGATTGCTGCCGGTGCTATCGCTGCTGTGGGTGTTGCTTCTGTGCGTGAGGCTGCACAGTTTGAGTCTAGCTTTTCTAAGATTCAGGGTTTGGTGGGTGTTACCGCTGATGAGATTGGGGAACTGCAGGAAGCTGCGAGGCGCTTAGGTCCTCAGTTTGGTGTGAGCGCTAATGAGGCAGCGGATGCGCTGTTCTTTATTACCTCTGCTGGTTTGCGTGGTGCTGGGGCTACAGAGGTTCTTGAGGCTTCACTGAAGGGTGCTGCTATTGGTTTGGGTGACACCAAGACCATTGCGGATCTTGCAACCTCAGCGGTGAACGCTTACGGTGAGTCCACTCTGGGTGGTGCTGAAGCGGTAGATGTTTTGGCTGAGGCTGTGCGACTTGGAAAGCTTGCTCCTGAGGAGCTCGCTGGCTCTATGGGCATGGTGCTCCCACTTGCTTCTAACCTCAGTGTGTCGTTCGCTGAGGTGGGCGCTGCAATGGCTGGTATGTCAAAGACTGGTACTGATGCCAGCACTGCTGCGACACAGTTGAGGCAGATTCTAGCCACGATTGCGAAGCCCACCAATGAGGCTGATAAAGCGCTTGATCGCATGGGACTATCTGCTGAGGGTTTGAGACAACAAATCAAGGATGAAGGACTGTTTGCAACCCTTGAAACCTTGACTGATGCGTTTGATGGAAACATCGAGGCCACTACAGAAGTCTTTGGAAACATTCGCGCACTGTCTGGTGTCTTAGACCTGATGGGTGCGAGCGTAGATGACAACCGCGAGCTATTCAAACTCATGGCTGATGATACTGGCGTGCTCAATGAGGCTCTGCAAATCACTCAGGATACTGCCGAGAATAAGTTTGCTGTGGCTATGGAGACAGCGCGTGCGTCTCTTATCCCTATTGGTGATGCGCTGCTAGAGAACATCAATCCTCGCCTAGATGACTTCTCAAACTGGATGACTGAGAACAAGGAACCTATTGAGCAGGGGTTCATTGCAATCTTTGAGTCCATTGACAAAATCGTTGGCGGTATTGAAAACCTGCTCGCTGAAGATGTGTTGCCTTTTGTCAAGTCAATCTTTGAGGATGAGCGTTTCCAAGAGGGCATGGCTACTATCTCTGCAGGGTTTGGTGCCATCGCTTTTGAGGCTAACAGGTTTGTGGATTCTGGGGTTGGACAGTTCCTTGCAGACTTGACCAGGGAGAGCATCCTGAATGGGCTGGGACAGCTTGGAAGAAACCTAGAGAACATTGGTACTGCTCTGGGTATCATCAATGACACTATCAATCTGCTCCAGGGTAAGGGTGGGACCACAACGGCTGAGCAGTTGCAGCAACTGTTTGAGGATGTTAGAGGCATTGGATCTTATGGGCTTGGTGCTGATATTGGTGCTGCTATTAGAGGAGCTGTACTTGGTGCTGAAACTCAGAAACTAGAAACTCTCAGGCTCCCTCGAAGGGCTGGCGGTGGTCCTGTCTCCTCAGGGCGTGGCTA